GTAGTACCTAATTATGCAATTAAAGAAGTGCAACAATGTACGTTAAAGATAGGTAAGACGCTGGTTCAAGGCGATGCAATCTAATTTACGATAAAGGCACATTTTGAAAAACCCTATTGATGTTGAATTAAGAAGTTATGCAACGGTTAGGCAATTAGAATATTTAGATGCAATTGAAGAATGTGGTTCACAGCGTAAGGCAGCTAAGAAGTTAGGTATTGGTGCTACCAGTATTGATAACGCTATCAATTCTTTAAAGAAGAAAGCAGCATTAGCTGGCTACTCACCTGAACATGACATGACCAGGACAGTACCTAGTCCTTTTGTCGTTAAAGGTATATCTACTTATTACAATGCTGAAGGTAAGCCTAGCGGTCAATGGGTTAAATCTCAAGTAGATGCGGATAAGCGTGAACAATTCATGCTAGAAGCCATAGAAGCATTAAAAGAAGACATCCCGAGAGTAACATTAATGTCACCACCACCAATGGGGAATGACAAGTTGCTTAACTGTTATGTTATAACCGATTACCACATGGGTATGTTAGCATGGGATGAGGAGTGTGGTGAGAACTGGGATTTAAAGATAGCAGAAGAATTGATTATTAAATGGTTTGCACAAGCTATTCACCAGTCACCTGATGCTGATACAGCGATATTTGCACAGCTATCTGACTTCTTACACTTTGATGGCATGGATGCAGTAACGCCAGCTAGTAAACACCTATTAGATGTAGACAGTCGGTTCTCTAAGTTAGTTCGTGCTTCTATTAGAATATTGCGTAATGTAATAACAATGTTATTACAGAAGCATCAAAAGCTACACATCATCATGGCAGATGCAAACCATGACCCAGTTAGTCAAATATGGTTACGTGAATGGTTTAGTGTGATGTATGAGAATGAACCTAGAGTAAGCGTAGATACTAGCCCGAACCCTTACAATGCTTATGAATTTGGTAAAACTGCACTATTCTTTCATCATGGGCATAAACGCAATGTAGCTAATGTATCACATGTATTCGCTAGCCAGTTTAGAGAGATGTTTGGTAGAACTAAGTACGCTTATGCTCACATGGGGCATTTACACCACGTAGATGTTAAAGAGAATAACTTAATGATTGTTGAGCAACATAGAACACTAGCTGCCAATGATGCTTATGGTGCTAGAGGTGGTTATTTAAGCGGTAGAGATGCCAAAGTAATTACATACTCAAAAGATTATGGCGAGGTATCACGATTAACGATTAACAGCGATATGTTAGCTTAATAGCTTAGCTTCATCTTGCCTACGTAAGGTTAAGCCTTTAAGCACTTTACCACTACTTTTATTATATTTAAGTATAACTTTTACTGCCCCTTTGAAGTCGCCTCTGTTTATCTTTTGGCGCACTGAACTTCTTTGAAGTGTACCCAAACCAAGATTAAAGCTAAAGCTGATAAGAGCATCAAACTGATTTTGTGTAAGTTGCACAGGACAATACAAAGCAACTCCCCGTTCAAATCGTTTAAGGTCTGCAATAAGTAGTGCATCTATCTCATCCTTTAGAAAAACTCTGTTGCAATCAATTGGTAGATTCCTACCATCATTAATGACATGGCCATAACCGATAGTCCACAAACCAGCAGGACAGCGATACGGTTTGCTGTAGAATCCTTCATAATGCTTGATTAGGTTTATGCCTACTGGGGATGTTTTCATTTAGCAAACGCGCGTGTTCCAAAGTGAAATGCTACAATTGAAGCCCATATCGTTTGCATATCTGCTGACCATAAGTTACTCATTGCTACTTGATATGTTGTTCCTGTGTGAATTGCGAAGTAGAATCCAAATAACTCAACACACACAAGTAAGCCAAACAAGCCATAGGTAATAAGAGGGCGCACCATAGCGCGCGCATTAACCACCCATGTACTTGCCCCTTTCCCGATTTCAATATCATGTTGGTATAACGCCTGTCTTTCTGCGCCAGAAGTCTGCGTTTGTATTTCGTCATACTTAATTTCCTCAAGGTCTTTTTGAAGTGAAAAGCCAGCTTTCTGTAGTTCAAGTTGTTGGGTAAACTGTAACTGTGCCATAGCTAATTCATGGCTCTTATCGGACTTATCCTGAAAGAAGTCTAAGAATTTAGGTAAGCCACCAGTTAAGAATGAGATTAAGGTTGTAAATAAAGTAAGCATATTATTGACCTATTATAGCTTTAGAAAAGTAAGATACCAAAGCACCAATTAATGAAGCAATCATCATACCTGCCCAGAACCCACCACGCCCTTTATTAGCTAAAGCCAATAGTTCATCAAGAGTTGTTTCCATTTTATCTATCTTCTTTTCCAAAGCAGATACTGTGGCTAACATTCTGCCATACTCAATGCGGTCTATTGATTCCATTATTATTTCCATTTTCTTGAGGTTATATGTGAGGTTAGCATAAGTCGTGTAAAGCCATAATGACCTTTCCAACCAATGTTAATACGGATAAACCACTTGGCAGTAAAGAACCATTGCGCCCTAAAGTTAAACGCATTGCCCCAATCTGTATACTCCCAGTTATCAACCCCAGTATCCCACTTAGCTACTGAACCAATCACCACTTCTTTCTGTGCAGGGTCTATTCCAAATAAATATTGACCAAAGCCATAAGCAGGGTTACGCACTAACCAAAACATTCTGTAAAGGTAAGGGCTAGTCGTAGTGAAGTAACCACCGAAGTGACCTTCATCTAATGGTGCATCAAAAGTCTGAAACCATCTCAAAGGCTTAATTAGCCACTCCCTACCATTTATTACAGTTACGAATAGTGGTAAGGCTAGGAGTGGTGAAAGAACCCAAGTAGCCAAAGTTAAGGCTACAGAAAATGGATAGCAGAGAAGCCATCTAAGGTATTTCATAGTGGCACATCCGCAGGAATCGGTGTGTTGCCTTCGGATAGCCAAACGAGATAGGCTTGGTAGTCTATGTTGGCTAGGTCAAAGGGTATGAAGGCGTTATCTAATATGCGGTTAATTTGATTTTCAACAATTGCACCATCTATTAATTTAATTTGTTTGTACATAGTTATAGCTCCGCAGATGCAATCCAATGACCATAGATTGAGTAATAGACGTTATTAGTAACGTTTTGAAGAACAGTAAATCCCCCAGCACCTTGATTGGCAAATACAACTGTACTAGCAGACCAGTTTACTGTTGCAGATGCCGATGAAGAAACATATGCCCATTGTCCAGAACTGTTGCCATAAGCAGTAATTGATGCGGCAGTTCTTTTTTGAACGGCAAATCTAATTGGGCCACCGAATAAATTATTGTTGCCAGCTACAGTTGCAGAAACACCATTCGTAGTAGCAAGACTAGTTGCATTTGCTCCATTAGTAGGTGCAGTTCCATCGTCAAATGATTTTTCATAATACCTCTGACACATCGCCAATTCCGCAGAATAAGGTCTATAGTCAAAGCTAGTAGCAGTAGAGCCTTTTTCTAGTTGGACACCTGTGATGTAGAAGGTAGCTAGGTTTGTTCCTACTACTGATGTTGCGCCTGTGGCTGAATAATAATTTGCTCCAGCCCATGCACCTGCTGTACCACTTACTGATGCGCCTGAACCTAATGAAAACCAAACGCTTAAGCCTTTGCCATTGGTTGCGCCAATCCATGTTCCTGTAGTGTCACCTGCAATAGTGATTGAAATTGTTGTCCATGTATTTGCTACAGGAATTGCAAAATTAAATGGGTATGCTCTAGTTTGTGCAGAATTAGTTATACACCCACCAAATGTACCAGTTAAACTAGAATAAACTTTAAATGATAAAGTTACTGTTGAAGCATTGGCTGTACCCCAATTAAGGTCTGCTGTATTAAAGCCTTCTATAGCTTGTGTAATAGCAAATACATCGCCAGTTGCTATTGAAAACGCAGACAATGATGTGCAACCTAAGTAATTGCCAAATCCTACTGGTGGTGTAACTGCCCCTGCGTTTTGTTGAACAGAGAACTTGGATGCTTGTGTAATACCAACTTTCCATCTATCAACAGTAAATGTTCCGTCTGTTGTAGGAGTAACACTAGCCCCAGCATTCCTTTGGTCAATTGCCATAGCACCATTGATGATGCGGTTTTTGAATCCTGTGTAATTATTAGTTTGGTCTGTTAAAACTGTACCTGTTGTTGCTGGTAAGGTTAATACCGTACTACCTGCTATTGCTGTAGCTTGTAATGTGATATTTCCGCTAGTAGCCCCATTTGTTACAATAGTAGAATTAAATGTTTGCGCTCCTGTAAAAGTATTAGAAGCATCTGTTCTAGCTAATGTAGCTGAAGTAGTAGGTAATGTCATAGTAGTCGCGTCAGTACCATTGACTGTCACTGAATTATTGACTACTAAAGTCTTGCCTGTAGCGACTTGTGCGCCTTGATAATCAGTTTCCCATACACCTACCGCAGTCGCTTGTGCAGTTAATGTCAAATATAAATCACAGCCCGAAGCAATAGTCCATAATGTTGCACCACCATTAGTTTTCACTGTAATCGCTAATGAACCATCATTATCTATACCATATCGTTGACCTAATGTTAAAGTAGTAGCGTCAGGCAATACTACTGTCTGTACAAAAGTACCTGTAAACACTGTGTAATAAGGGCTACTAACAGTTAAAGTAGTCGTTCCACCATTGGTAGCGATTACTTGTGTACCTAAAGCACTAGAAGTAAACGCACCAATAGAACCTGCCACCACACCACCATAAGATAACGCATCACCTGCCACTGTAGGGGCGGCTAATCCTGTCAATTTATGACTATTCATAGGGATATTTGCAGTAATAGGTGTTTGACCATCTGCAGAGATTGACCCTGTTAATGCCGTTGCAATATCATTAATTGTGCTGTTATATGCCGTACTACTAATGGTAGTGCCAGTGACAACTGGATTACCAGGCGTGTAAACAACGTATGTACCTGAACCGTTACGTGCCATTATTGATTGCTCCTTAATTGTTTTGCTAGTGCTGCATTAGCTCCTGTTACTGGGGCATTTGCAATCAAACTTTTAATAACTATTGCTTTCTTAGAATCTGGAATACCTTTAATAAGTTGTGCGGTTCGTTGAGGGTCTGTTAAAGTTTCTGATACAGCCCTTTTAACATTATCACCACCGTATCTTAACATTTTTAATAAAGAATCTGTTATTGTAGCTTCTGGAGCAATATGAGGTACTATCATTCCTGGTGCTATTTTTTCATCTAGGCCAGAATTTCCTAATTTACCGCCCATAGATTTATACTTTTCCATTACTTGCAATTGATTTCTAATTGCATTAATAGTATCCATATTATCAGATGTTAGGGCATTTGATATATCATCTTTTGTAGCAAATCTAGGTACGCCTGATTTTTTTAGCAATTGTGGCATACCACGTTCAGTAGCAGTTAAATAATTACTTGGTGTAATATTACCTGAAGAATTTTTTAATTGTCTATAAAGCTCTTGGTTTATTTCTAATTGGTTAATTGGTGCGCTTTCTGCTTTATATGCAGCTCTAGCAGAAGCCCATTCTGAAGAAGCATTTTCTAACCATTTATTTAATTGGTCACGAACTCCACCAACTTTAGTTAATGAAGCCGCATCAATCCCATATTGTGCCGCTACTGATTTATCTGTTGCTGCTTTGTCAATTGCAGATTTAAGTGTCTGTAATGTTCCAATACTATATTCTGTAGGGGCTGATGGTTTCCCTTTTATTGCTGCTCCTGTATATGGGTCATAAGTAATGCCAGTCGCTTCAGTTTTTGGAATCATAAATGTAGGGAGTGTTTCACCCTTTACTTTAGCCGCAGCAAGTTCATTCCCATGTATATCTTTAGCTATTGGCATTAACTTTTGCATTGCAGGAGAACTTAACAATGTATCTAAATTATTGTCTGATTTAACTATTGTATTATTTAATGCTGAATATGCTTTTCCTGAATTAGCGGCTCTAAAATCATTTGCTGTTTTTAATGCTTGCGCTTGTTCTTCAAGAGTATGCCCACCTGCATGAGCAGCTTGAGCATCAATCATAGCTTGATTTTTCATCTCTAAAGCATTGTTTAAAGAATCTCCTGCACCAGTTCCCCCTGTTAATTCTCCTTGACGAGCAATTAGTTCACCACCTTTAAATGCACCAGGATTGTTTAAATTATGTTCTGCTACTGTTTCGCCAGCAGTTTGCATTGAACCAAAACCACCATTATTAATGTTTTGTAAAGCATTAACATAAAAGTCTTTATCAGATGGATGTAATCTTTGTAATTCAGCTTCAGCCCTTGCTGCTATAGCTCTTTTATTACCCATTTTAGCCGCAACTGCTTGGACTACAGGAGTGGCAAGACTTCCTACTAAAGAACTACCTGCGCCTAATCCTGCCCCAATTAAAGATGATTCAACACCAGGATTTAATAAATTTGCTGTAGCTAATCCTGTAACTCCCCCTGCTATTGCATTTTTACCCCATCCTACATTCTTAGCAAATCCACTTGCTTCTAATGCTTTTGCCAAGTCTACAGCTTCAGGGGCTACTTTTAATAATCCTTTAGATAATAATCCTCCAGTTGGGGCTGTTATAGCCATCTCAGATGCTAATTTACCGCCTTTATAACCAATAGATGATGGATTTGCACCATAATCTCTAGCTAAATTGCTATCTATATTTTCTACATTAAGATTATTATCAAGCACTCCCATTGCTTGCAAAGGTTTAGCAAGAGTGCCACCAATGCCAGCAGCTCCACGTACAGCCCCCAATCCTACATCTTTTAAAGTAATGTTAGGGTCACCTCTTGATGCAGCTTGCATTTGTTGCATAAGGGTTAATGGAGTAGGTTTATTCCCACCATCTAATGCTGTAACATTTTTATTAAATTCCTTTTGCGCTCTTGCTGTAATATCTTCAGGAGTTACAGTATCAGGCGCACCCTGATAGATGTGAGAAGTTCCATCTTCAAAAGTTACTGTAATATTCTTAGCCATTACCAATTACTCACTGTTGGTTTGTTTTCTAAAGGTTTAGGTGACGGTTGAACACTAGCACCTGGTATCGCTGCATTTGCTGCATTTCTAGCTGATTTAGGAGCGGCTTTTGCAATAGCTATCTCTTTCAACATTTGATTTAATGTTGCTTTATAAGCTCTTTCATCCATAGCTGTTGATAACAACTCTCTAGCATGGTTAATATCATCAATTCTTGATACTCCCGTAGGGCTAATTGCTCTAGCATAAGTATTAATCACAGCGTTATTTGCAGTAGCAAACGCTTTTAAATCAGGGTCATTAACATTTGTATCAAACATCACTTGAACCTTACCGAATGGCAAGAATCCACTTCTAGGCACTTTAGATGATGCTTCTTGTGCTAATGATATTGCTCCACCAGCTTCAGTTCCAGCAAGCTCAATATTAGCTTCTCTAGTACCAATTGTTCTATTTTCAGCCATAGTTCCTGCAAAGGCGGCTTTTCTTGCGGCAATATCAGAACCATTTAATCCTTGCTCTTTACCTAAAGTAGTAATCATTCCCATTACTTTTGGCAAGTTACGTTTATCGCCTCTTGCTAAACCTTGTACTACAGTAGTATCTCCTGCTAAATATTGCTCTGCAATACGTTTAGTATCGTCATCATTTAATAATGTTGCTGTTCTATCTATAACTCTATCATTTTCTTTACTTCTAGCAATGTTTACCATTGCCGCTCTAAAGGTATCATTTATGCCATTTTGTTTAAGCAATTCATCAAATTTATTTTGAGGTAAATCTAATGCTGCTTTTGCATAGGCATTTCTTTCTTTAGGGTCTGTAATCCCTGCCAAATCCATAGTTTTTTCTAACTCACTCTTAACAACTTTATCTACTTTAGGCACACCTTTTGATACTAATGTGTCGCCTTTATAAATATCATGTGTTGGGTCAAATGATTTTAAATCTTTAGGCTTAGTGTCTTCCATCAACATCTTAAAGCCTTCAGTTTGTCTTGTAGGGTCTGTACTAGCCATTAAAGCTGCTGCAATCTGTCTTGCATTTCCTGCCGCTACAGCAGGTGTACCTTGAACTGATGGCGTATATTCTTGCTGTGGTAATGGCCTAGCGTCAGGTTTTAATGCGCTTGCATAATCTTGTGGAGTGACACCACCACTAATATCAGGACTAGGCGCAGTAGGCATAGCTTGACCATTAGGGTCTATCCCATTAATTCCTTGTTTTAACATCCCACCTAAAGCCTGTCCATCTTGAATAGGCTGTGGTTGTGGGGGCGCAAAGTTAGGCATTGGTGTTGTGCCATCAATCGGAGCAGTTAAAGGCTGTTGAGGGGCTTGCTGTGCGTTTTGAATGGTATCTTGCTGTGTAGCGTCTGCTTGAGCTACTGGCAATCCTACTCCTTCAGTGCCTTGAGTACCTTGACTTCCATTAACTACGCTCATTATTCTTGCAGTATCATCTGCTTGTTGTTTTCTCAACTTTTCAGCATAGGCTTTAGCATTATCATTAGCATTTTTCTCCATCCACCCACCTGCTAAAGAGCTTCCCATCTTACCAAGTGATTCACCAAAAGTAGAATAGGCTTGGTCAGGAGCAGCCCATTGACCGCCACCGCCATTTTTAATCATCCCAGAACCTTGTGGTAATGGTGTTGCGCCTTGTTGACGTAACATTTCAGCCATCTTCATTTGTTGAAGAATACGAATTTGGTCTTCTGCACCTACATTAGCCGTAGGTACGCCACCTTTAGCTGTCATGCCAGGAATGTAGTTTCTGTAATCAAAGAAATCAGCCATGATTAAACTCCATCTAACATTGCGTAATTAACCATTTTGTAACCGCTAGGATGGTAATGAACTGCCATAGGCATCACTTTCATTACTTCATCTGCCATAACACCTTCAGAATGTTTGCCCCATACATAATCCCATGAGTATTTACCAATACCAAGTGCGTGAGTGCCTATACGTTTAATGTTAGTTTTTAGTAGTTTGTCAGAGAATTTCATAATTCCTGCTGCCCCTAATGAACCACCCAACCCCATCAATCCACCCATCATTGAGTTATTAGATTGTTGTGCCGCATTATATTGCCCCATAGCTGCATTATAATTACCTTGTGCAGCACCTAAAAGGTCTGGCCCTGCCACGTTAGCTTGTGTAGGAACATTATTCAATGTTGGGGATGATACTTGCGTACCACTTCTTAACGCATTAATGACGTTAATAGGTTGCATTTGGTTATAAGCTGCTTGTTGGAACTGTTGTTGGTTAGCACCCAAGCCTTGAGCATAATTAGCGTTAGTTTGGTTGAACAATTGGTTCTGCGTAGACAAATCTTGTTGGTTCTGCGCTTGGTTTTGACCAAATTGTTGCTGATTCGCTTGTAAACCTGCCTGTAAGCCTTGAACGGTTGCATTGTTAAGTAAGTCATTATGCTGTTGACTTAAAGCTGTCTGCGCGTTCTTATATGCTTCCGAACCTTGCATGATTCCTTGATTTGCTAACTTAGTGTCAGATTGCTCATTTTCACGCTGAATTTGAGGCTGTAATCTGGACATCATAGCATCTTGGTATGATTGACCAGGATTATATCCAGTAGTCGGTAAGTTTGAATTTAAGTCGGTTAAATTAGGCGTATAAGCATTACCCATTTGACCAGGTTGAGTAAGTTGGCTTTGGTCAACACCAGGATGACTTAATACGTCATTAGCATAACCTAATCCACCTTGAGCCGTATTTAATAAGCCTGAATTAAGTGAATTTTGTTGGTTTTGAATTTGTTGTTGTTCAGGGGATAATGTAGTAGTTAAGTTGTAAGTAGGATTTCCTGTAGTATCATTTCCTGCTGAAGAATACACCATACTCCCATTGGGGCCATATTGGTTTACACGATTAGCTGCTGCGGTAGCTTGTGCCGCTTCTTTATTTCCTGCCGCAGTCGCAGTAGCCGCCCCTGTGTAATCGGGAGCAGGTGGTGGAGAGGGGGAGCTTTTATTTACAAGCCATCCTCCTGTAACTTTCTTTTCAGGTGCGAAATAAATAGGTTCAAATTTGTTCATTTTTTAATCTCCAACCATCTGCAATCTTTTTTAAACATTCCAAGTATCACTAAATCACCTGAAGGTGATGCGCCATGTATTCTTGCATCTTCAGTGAAACCTAACTTTAAGTTAAACTGTAATGCGTGGGCATTACCTTCATCTATCAATGCTGTTACTCTATTAACTTTACATTGTTCAAAAGCATAATAGAATACAAACCACAAAAATTCTCTTGTAAGCCACTTTCTACTCATATCTGATGCAACATGTACATTGATATTTACCCCATTAAACTCATTATATACTACACCTCCAATGAGTTCTCCATCTTTTTCAATACCTATTCCAACTGATGCACCAAAATTACCAAACTCATTTGTTCTTTTTGCTACCCATTCTACAACTTTATCACCAGTGACTATCATTACAACACAGAACCATTTTCTAACACAAAATCAGTAGAAGTCCAATGTGTTTCAATCCCCAATGTAGCGGATTTAAGTCTTAATGCAGCAGCAAATCCTACCCCATTAATACCTTGCCATGATTTATTAACACCTAGATTACCACCCCAAAAGCTAGTATCCCATAGTGAACTATCCCATAGTCCATAAGATGTACCTGTATAAGACAATGTACCTAACAAATCGGTATCGTCAAAATCTATATTCAATCCTGACAAAATAGAAGGTGAGCCACTAGATAATAAGATTGGGCGAACCATTGTCCAACGCTTTAACTTCCCTCTTGAACCAAAGTAACTAAAGGCTTGTTTAGCATCAGCATTGATATTAGTACCATTATCTGCATTTGTATCCCATGCTTTACATACCACACCATTGCCACCATAATAAGGTTGCTCGCCCCAAATAACCCAACAATTAGCGTTCCATCCTGTCCAATTACACCATGCTTTAGTAATGGTGTTCATCACATATTGCTGTTGTTGCCCTATAGCTACTGGGACATTAAGAATAAGCATATTCTCTCTAGCATAGTAAAGTATTTGCCAACCAAATGTAGTGCCATAATCCGAAGCCGCTTGACTAATGGCTGCGAATATCTTGTCGGTAAGATTAACTCTAGGGTCTAACCTTGAGCTTTGTAGTCCTGCCGCCATAGGGGTTAAGCCATCTTGTGTCATCAATAGACAGTCACCTGCCCATTTTAATGAGCATCTACGCCCTACAGGTGAACCTATTTGCCATATACCTACTAATGACCATGTTGTAATGCTAGATGGGTCACTCCCTGTATAAACTAATACTTCGCCATTAGACGTAATAAACACGCAATGGTCATCTACACCTGCACCTGCATCAATAGTCCAGTTTTCCATAGCCATGATGTAACCACCAAGACGGCATATAGAACTAAAATCTAAGGCTTGAGCTACTCCTGCTATGCTTGATGATGGTAAATACCACACTTTTAATGTATCTTTCTGTACTAGCCAAATACGACTTTTAGCAAGGTTTATACTAATGCAAGTAGAAGTATCTACCCCTGTAATATCATGTGTACCATCACCATCAATCCACCATGTAGAACCATTGTAGCCACGTAGCTTATTTGCGCCATTAACTGCCATGACATAACTACCACCTGCGGTAGTGATATTGGTATATTGAAACCTAGCATTGGTAAGTGTAGTGACTACTGGTGCGCCTACTGCCCCACCTGCTGTTACATCATATATACTGTTAGTAGCACCATTGACACTTACTGCAAATAGCTTACTACTAGCACCACCTGAATAATTAATTAAGGTTTCTACTTGACCAGGCAACCCTGTAGCCCAGTTAGAATACCCTTTTCTTACACGTACATCTGATACTGTAGGATACCAATTAGTCAGATATACCGCATCTGTTGACTTCATTTCTGAAATAGAATCTCGTGCGTTCCACCCACCAATTGGCGAGGGGATTGATGCTACTGTTGCACTAGCTTTACCGCCTAATTTAGCCATCTTTAAGTTCCTCTTGCATAGCGTTTAACACTTATGCTATACTTCCCCATATCAAACATATGGGGAATATCATGGAACAATGGAAAGATATAGTTGGTTATGAAGATTTGTACCAAGTTTCTAACTTTGGAAATATTCGTTCCAAAAAAAGTGGAAAACTTAAATCCATTTGCCTTAATAAAACAGAAAATAGACCATTCCTTTCTTTGTGGAAAGAAAATAAAATTAAAATATTTAAACCACATACTCTTGTTATGACAGCATTTATTAGTCCAAGACCTGATGGTATGGAATGTTGTCATAATGATGGTAATCCATTTAATAATCATATTTCCAATCTTAGATGGGATACTGCATCTAGTAATCAAGCTGATAGAGTTAGACATGGAACATCCAATCGTGGCGAAAGATGTGGCTCTGCAAAACTTACTGAACTTCAAGTTATTGCAATACGAAATGACAATAGACTTCAGCGTATTATAGCAAAAGAATATGGCGTTCGTGAAAGCCAAATAAGCCGTATTAAAAATGGAGTTAGATGGGCGCATATTTAAGTGCCATAGGATGAGTCTGGAATATTAGCCCAACCAACCAACACTTGTGATGGTTTAGCGGCAAAACTCAATGTCGCTGCCCCTGTATCTTCAGCTTTAGCTACATTCAAATAACGGATATAATCACGCACAATATTAGTTGAATCAAAACCTTTAATCTCAAAGTATTTCTTTTTGGTTAAAAGTATCATCAATCTAGTAACAAACATGAATGTGTCGGTATCTGCTTGGAATGAGCTTTGAGCCACTCCTGAAGCAGATGTAGCCCAACCATTACTAATATACTCAAACCCTAAATATTCAGAAGTGCTGACAATTGGCCATATTTGAAAGGTAGTACCTAACATTCTCCAACGTAAACGTGGGCCAGTAGCGATATATCCTGACTTTAACCATTGCCATTGTTGCGCTGATTCTGGGCCAAGCATTTCCCAATGTTTAGTCTTATCCCATTGAGTGCGGTCAACCATGCGGTCATAGTCAGAGGGTAAACTGTATTTTTGCTGACCAAATGTGAAGGTATTAGTTGAAGCTGTAACTGTAGCAACTTGTGAGAGCGTTACTTGTGTGGCAGAGTCAACGCTTAGAATGTAAGTATCTTGAGGAATACCTGAACCTGTTACCATGTAAGTACCAGCCACCAACCCAACGGTTGTATCAATCCCCGTGACAATTGCCGAGCCTACCGTTGTTGTGGCTACTGACTGATGCCATTGGGTGGTGAACCGATATTCTTTATCCAATCCTCTCCAATTATGTTCCATACATAATTCAGTACCAGCAGCGTTCATTAGGGCAAGAATTTGAATAACATCTTGGCTTGTATTCCCTACTACAAAAGCAATAGGGGGTAGTCCTAATTCGTTAGCTACTGCTTGTGCTACGGAGAGCATTGTAGTCATGGTATTGTCCTTGCCTTATTAAAACGCTACATCCGATTCAACTTCTTCAGTAGTCTTTTTACCAAAATTAGGATTACCACGTTTCTTTGGTTCATCCTTTGTGGCAGTGGCGGCAAGGAGTTGCGCCATTTGCTCTTGCATCTTTGCTATTTTAGCATCTGTTTCAGCCTTAATGCTAGCATTTTCTTCACGTAATGTCTTTATCTCTTCATCTTGTTTTGCAAGATTTCCTTCTTCACTTGCTATTTTAAGGTAATTTTGCGCTCTTGTCCTGAAGGTAAATGCGTTCATTCCTGCCTTCATCCCCAAGTTTTGCAATTGGGCATCTGAAGCTGTGGCAATAGATTCTACAGTATAGAACTTAATTGCACGTAATTCCTCTGCCATAGCAGGGGTTACTAATGGCCATTCACTTACAGGTGTCCCTATGTTACGAGGGTCATCACCATGTTTATTCTTGTAGTACGCCCATTGTATAGGGAAGCGTTGTTTGTGGTCTTCACGCACCTCTGCGTCAACTGTAAGGGTACTATCACCAGGGACATAGATAGTAATCATATCTACATCCATAAAAATAGGGCGACCTTCTGCGTTACTGGCAAACTCATTCTTAATTGGCTTGCTGTAAAATCGTACTGCTAAACGTGAATCTGCATTTTGCACATCTGATTCTATACCCATTTTAATTCTCCAAGTAGTTGGTTAATTTGCTACATAAAACATTGATGAAATTTCTTCTTCTTCACTCCAATTAACAATATAGCCCATCTTTGAAAATAGGGCTTTCCACCATGAATAAGGTTCTACTGTTAAATGTAAATCTTGACCAATTAATTCCCCACAAATATCGTGTACGGTTGATATTTGAAAGAAACATGAGTCACATGAGTCCATTATATTTCGTATTACTGTTTCTACAAGTTCTGGCTGAATATGCTCCATTACGTCTGTACAGTACCCATAATGACCAGTTAAGATAATATTCTCTGTCATATCGCATACTAAAAATGGGAATGACTTACAATCCCTATCCCTACAGTTTTCAGCAAAGTCTATTTGTTGCACGTTTAAATCGTGCCTAATATCTTTAATAGCTTTAGAGCCTCTACCAGTACCACAGCCGTAATCAATGACTACTGCATTATGTTTAGGGTGAACTATATCTAAGAATGTTTGAGCGACTATCTCACCAGGACTTACATGGCGATACTCTGAATGTGTCCACATGGCTTCATATTTAGACTTTTCATCAGGGTAAATTTCAGGTTCAGGGATAGGGGGCTGTCTACGTACTACAGCAGGTAATAAACCATCCCCATCTACTGTAATGGTACAACCTTTATCTATTAAGTCATTAGATAGAATCGGGAATAACTCTGCCTGTTTAGCCATAGCAATACTAGCTTTATATCTAGTGCCGTCTAAAGTAACGTAGCAACAAGAATCATTCTCATTTAGCGACTGCTTAAATGCGTGACCCATCTTGTTGCGATAACTTGAATCATAGCCAAATAAGTGAATAAATCTATATCCTAAAGTATAGACTAAGCACATGGCAGATAACCCTACAGTAGTGCCACCACCGATTTGAGAATACTCAAAATCTACAACTGGCTCTGTGCCTTCTAATTCTGGGATATATGGTTGCCATAAGGTAACTTTACCTTTGGCGGATTTAAATGCGGATGGATGGCATTGTGCTGATAATAGGTACTCATTTGCATGACCTATGAAGAACTTGTTTTCTTCTCTAGCATCTACCATTACAGTGTAATCTACTTCAATACCTTGCTCTTCTAGGTATTTTGCTGCCCCATTAAGGGCGAATATCTTTTGTCCTAAACTCTTTCTCCAACGGATAGAATCAAGACAATCTGCTACTGATGGGCCACTGCCAACAATAATGGCATGACCATCATGCGGTTTTTCCATCTTAACCCAAGATATATCTAGCTTTGAGTTAGTTTCAATCTGTTTCTGTAACGTATCTATGTCGGTATTACATTCTACGATAATGTCGTTCATTTTAGCCTCTGCAAGTAGTTGCATTAGTTAATAAAAAAGGGAGAGAGATTACCTCTCTCCCCTTGCCTTACTATATTACTTAGGTAATACGACCCATCATGTGTGGGCGATTAATTGTAACAGCAATAGTAGTTGTTGCTGAAGCAATTGAAGTAGTATTAGCTGTACGTGCGCCAATGATTTGAACACCAGAAGCGTTCTTACCAATAACACCTGTAGAAATAAAGCCAATAGCTTGCTTGTTGGTAAACTTAACAGTAGTTTTCTTAACAACTGCTGTACCACCAATTTGATACCAACCAAATTGAGCGGCAGTAGCGGCAGACATAGAAACTGCTAAAGGCATACCTGATTTGTTGACTGTTGCGGCTGTTGGAATAGTTGGTACAAAAGTCGTACCATCATATTGAACAACTGCGCCTATTGCATTTGAAGCAACACCAGTTAAGAGGATAAATTCTCCGTCACCGTATGTTGGGTCATTAGCAGTAACAATCATGCCAAGTTTGGCAGGGATTGAAGGAACGACTGTAGCAGAGTTTGCTGTTGTTTGACCTACGTCAACACCTGCAATCAATGGTAAGCCTAAGAATGGTGCGGTAATTGTAAATGCCATGATAATCTCCTATTAAGCTTTAAGAACGCCCTGGAACTGCGCTCCAGAACAAGTCATGTTACCAGCCCAACCAATGAGTTTAACAATCGCATCTTGGTTAATTGCTTGACGCTCACCACCAATAGGCACGAAGTTACGGTCTTTGTGAGGGCG